GGTGGCAGCTCAATCAACACTTTCAACGGGTGGAGCTTGTATTGCATTATCTACTCCAAATGGTGTTGGTAATTGGTTTCACCAAACTTGGTTGGGAGCTGAGGAAAGTAGAAACCCATTTAATACAATCAGATTACATTGGACAGTACATCCTGAAAGAGACCAAAAATGGAGAGACCAGCAAGAAGAATTATTAGGAATAAAGAAAGCAGCTCAAGAGTGTGATTGTGATTTTGTAAGTTCTGGTGAAACTGTAATTGAACCTGAAACTCTAATGTTCTATAAAGAAACATATATTCAGGACCCAATTGAGAAAGGTGGATTTGATGGAAATCTTTGGAAATGGGAACATCCTGATTATTCTAAATCATATATGGTAATTGCCGATGTGGCAAGAGGTGATGGGGCCGATTATTCTACGTGTCACGTAATTGATATTGTAAACTCAACTCAAGTAGCTGAATATAAGGGTAAAGTAGATACAAAAGATTTTGGAAACTTTTTAGTTGCACTTTCAACTGAATATAACGATGCTTTACTTGTAATAGAGAATGCAAATATTGGATGGGCTACAATCCAACAAGTAATTGATAGAGATTATAAAAACTTATTCTATATGAGTAAGGATTTAAAATATATTGATACTGAAAATCAAATGACAAATAGATATAGAGCGGAGGAAAGAGGATTGGTAGCAGGATTTTCAACTACTTCCAAGACTAGACCTTTGATTATATCTAAATTAACGGATTACTTCAGAGAGAAATCAGTTATAGTTCGTTCTTCTCGTTTAATAGATGAGTTATTTACATTTATCTATATGAATGGTAGAGCTGAAGCTATGAAGGGTTATAATGATGACTTGGTAATGGCATTTTCAATTGGATTGTGGGTTAGGGATACCGCATTGAGATTAAGACAAGAAGGTATTGATTTGACTAAAAGTGCGGTAGGTGGTATTACATCAAATACTTATAATGGTATTTATGGTGGTGGAAATACTATGGATGATAACCCTTGGAAAATGAGAGTTGGCGATGGATTTGAAGATTTATCCGAATGGTTGTAGTGTTTTGATATTTTACGATATTTATGTTATATAATGTCAAAATAGGATTTTGTAGAAATTAATAATAAATTATGGCAGAACAAGAATTAGATGATAGAAGTTTTTTTGGTAGGTTAAAGAAGTTATTCTCAACCCAAGCTATCGTAACTGTTGATAAAGATGGTAAACGTAAGGTTGTTGATACTGATGACCGCCAAATGAATACAAACTTCGTAAATCTTAGAGATAGATATACAAAGTTACAAAGGTCTTATTATGAGACTAATCAGGGTGCACAATCAATGGCATATCATCAAGTTCGTAGAGAACTTTTTAGAGATTATGATGCTATGGATAATGACCCAATTATAGCATCAGCATTGGATATATACGCTGATGAATCTACTACAAAAAATGAATATGGTGATGTATTACAAATTAAATCATCAAATGAGAATGTAAGTGCAATACTTCATAACTTATTTTATGATGTAGTTAATATAGAATTCAATTTATGGCCTTGGGTAAGAAACTTGGTAAAATATGGTGATTTCTTTTTAGCATTAGAAATAGCAGAAGGTAAAGGTATTATAAATGTAACTCCATATTCAGTATATAATACTGAAAGATTAGAGGGTACTGACCCAGCTAATCAAAACTATGTTAAGTTTAAAGTTGAATTAGATAGATTTGGTAAGAAGGAATATGAGAACTATGAAATGGCTCACTTCCGTTTACTTTCAGATACAAACTTTCTTCCATATGGTAAAGCTATGATTGAAAATGGTCGTAGAGTTTGGAAGCAATTATCACTTATGGAAGATGCGATGTTAATCCATCGTATTATGAGAGCTCCTGAAAAAAGAGTGTTCAAAATTGATATTGGTAATATTAATCCACAAGAGGTTGATAACTATATGCAAAAAATTATCAACAAAATGAAGAAAACTCCGTTTGTTGATAAAAATAGTGGTGACTACAACTTAAAATATAATATTCAGAATCTTACTGAAGACTTTTTCTTACCTGTTAGAGGTGGAGATAGTGGTACATCAATTGAAAACTTAGCTGGTTTAGATTATGCAGCAGTTGAAGATATTGATTATTTAAAAGCTAAATTATTTGCAGCATTAAAAGTTCCAAAGGCTTACTTATCTTATGATGAGAATGTTAATGGTAAGGCTACATTAGCTGCAGAAGATGTTCGTTTTGCTAGAACTATCGAAAGAATTCAAAGAACAATCGTTAGTGAATTATATAAAATAGCAATTGTTCACTTAGCTGGACAAGGTATTGATGATGCAGAAATGACAAACTTCCAACTTACTTTAACTAATTCATCTACAATATATGAGCAAGAGAAAGTAAACTTATGGAGTGAGAAAGTGAGATTAGCAACGGATATCAAAGGAATGAATATGTTATCTACTGATTGGGTATATCATAATATATTTGGTATAAGTGAGGATGAGATGGATACTGAAAGAGCTAAGATGATATTAGACCTTAAAGACCGTTTCAGATACAATTCAATTGAACAGCAAGGACAAGACCCAGCAAATCCACCTGAACAACAAAATGTAGAGGAGGAGATTGAAAAAATGAAGCAGGAGATTGTTGATAATAAAGGTGGTAGACCAAGAGAAGGTAATACTTATGGTAAAGATAAACATCCATATGGTAGAGACCCATTGGGAAATAAAGAAAATGAGAAAGAACGTAAAAGAGAAACTCGTTCAATCGAATCAAGTAAAAAATTGGCACGTGAATATATTAACGGAATTTCAGCAAAAAAGAAGATTTTAAGTGAAAAAACGGAAAAATCTGACCTTTTAGATGAAAATAACCTGTTAGATGACACCAAATTTTAATAAACATTAAAAAGTTTATATTTATATGTGTTAGTTTATAGACATTAGGTTAAATATAGGGAAATAAATGAAAAAAATAAAACATTCTAAGGTTAAGAATACTGGAGTGTTATTTGAGCTTTTAGTAAGACAGATAACATTAGAAGTACTTAATGGTGATAAGACAGAAAATGCAAAAAATATTGTAAAAGAATTTTTTGCTTCTGGTACTGAATTAAATAAAGAATTACGTCTTTATGATTTACTATTAAAAGAAAAATATAATTCTGAAAGTAAAGCTGAAATGTTTGTAGATACTGTATCACAAGCACATTCTAAATTAAACGAAGGTAAACTTGTAAAAGAAAAGTATAATCTTATTAAGAAAATTAATGAGAAATTTGAATTAGAACAATTTCTATCTTCTCCTATAACTAACTATAAAGTATTAGCTTCAATATATAAAGTATTTGAATCTAAGAAGTCCGAAAACTACGATATTAAAGATATATTCAATTCTAAAGTAACTCTTATTGAGAACATTATAGCTAGACCATCTACTAAAACTAACAAAATAGAAGATACTAAATTAATCGAATCCTATAAGCAACAAGATAAAGACCTAAGATTATTAACCTATAAGATTCTTGTTGAAACATTCAATAAAAAATATACAAATTTAGATTCAAAGCAAAAGAATTTGTTAAAAGAATACATAAACAATATTTCAAATACATCTAAATTTAAAGATTACCTTTCGGTAGAATTACCAAATATTGTATCTGAACTAAAATCTATCAAATTAAAAATTCAAGACAAAGTTACTACTATTAAGTTATCCGAAACTATTTCTGTTTTAGAAAAAATGAAAATGGGTAAAAGTATAACCGATGGGCAAGTTTCATCTATCATGCTTTCTTATGAGTTAATAAAAGAATTAAAATCTAAATTAAAATAATGGAAGCTAGATTAAAAGAAATAATCAGAACAATAGTTAAAGAAATCCAATCCGAAAAGGAATTGGAGGAAATGACTGGAACTGGTGCAGTCGCTGGATATGATACTCCAAACGCATTTTCTAAACCTGGTCAAACTGCAAAGAAAAACAAAAGATTAGCTAACGTAACTGGTGGTGAGGTTGTTGATGATTTAGAGGAAGGAATAACAAGTAGTGCTGGTGCACCATTTTCAAAACCATCCGAAGTTGCTGGTAAAAATGCTAAATTAGCTAAATTATCTGGGGGTACAATTGTTGGTGAAGAAAAGGATTGGTTGAAGAACGATGTTCCTGCTAATTCTAAAAAACCATTAGAAATAAAACCAACTGCAACTGATTGCAGTGATTCTGGTGAAATAGCAGATAAGAGTGGTATGATATTAGCAAAGGATGCTGATGAGGCTAGTTTAAATGAAAATCGTTGGTTAGCAATTAAAAATGAAGATGGTTCTCCTAAATCCAAAATGAGTAAGGGTATAACATCTATCAAACAACAATTAGGTGAGGTAGAGAAATTTGTTAACTGGTATTCTAAGATAAAGAATGAGAATGGAGTTAAAAGAGGAGATTACTATAAAAGAACAAATAAAAGTTTACATAAGATAAAAGAAAGGTTAATGAATCTTTCAGAAAAAATAAGAACATTATAATATGAACATCACTAGACAAAGACTAAAAGAATTAGTTAAGGAAGTAATGACAGAAGAATCTGAATATCAGGCATTCTTTCAAAAAGCTTTAGATAAAGCAGGTAAAGATATTAATGCAATGTCAGATGAAGAAAAGAAAGCTTTCTTTAATAAAATTGATTCTGCTTGGAATGGTAAAGGTGAAAAGAATGAAGGTAATGCTTTTGGAGCAGCTGTTTCTAAAGCAAAAGAAGCTGGCGATGATGAGTTTGAAGTTGGTGGAGAGGAATATAAAGTAGAATCTATATCTACTGAATTACCAACCGCTACAATTCCATCGACAATTAAAATGAAATTATCTCAAGCTATTGATAAAATTAAAGATGCTAAATTAAATCCTACTCAAAAATTACAATTAGTAGCACAAGTAGTTGATAGTTTAGGTATTGATAAAACTCAATTAGGTACTATTGCTAATAAGATTAGAAGCAAAATGGAATCTAAAAAATAAGAATATAAAATGAAATCACTCTTAATAGAAACAAACCTATTCGAAGGTAAGGTAAATGAAGATGAAGGAGGAAGAACCTTAGTAAAGGGAGTTCTACAAAGAGCATCTGCTGAAAACCAAAATGGTAGAGTATATCCTAAAGAAATCTTAATGAGAGAAGCTAAGAAATACGAAATACTAATTAAAGAACGTAGAGCATTAGGTGAATTAGACCATCCAGATTCTACTGTAATTAATTTAAAGAACGTATCTCATAACGTAAGAGAAATCCATTGGGAAGGTGATGACCTTTGTGGGACAGTAGAAATTCTACCAACTCCATCTGGTAACATCTTAAAAGAATTATTAAAAGCTGGAATCCTATTAGGTATCTCATCAAGAGGTATGGGTTCGGTAACTAATATTGGTGAGGGTAAAGTAAAGGTTCAGGATGACTTTGAATTAATTGGTTGGGATTTTGTATCTAACCCATCTACACATGGTGCATTTATGGTGCCTGTAAACGAATCTGTTAATAGAGGTTTACAACAAATAGGAACTGATGTTTGTGGTGAGTACTGCAAAGCACAGGATTTAATGAGAGAAATAATAACTGAAATAGCATAATAATGGCAAAAAACTTTGATCCCTTT